GTTCTGTGTAAACACCCGCGAAATTAGTTGGTTTTCTGGTGCTACTCTAGAAGCCTAGAAAGGCGCAAGAATGAAAATCGAAACCCTACAAATCAAAGACCTAACGCCCGACCCAGCTAACGCTAGGCAACACGACGAAAAGAACCTAAAGGCGATTCAAGGTTCCCTAAAAAACTTCGGTCAGCGTAAGCCCATAGTCCTAAGCGAAGGGGGCGTAATCGTTGCTGGGAACGGAACCGTCGAAGCGGCGAAGCGTTTAGGGTGGCTAGAGATTCAAGCCGTTAGAGTCCCGGGCGACTGGACACCAGAGCAGACTAAAGCCTTCGCTCTAGCGGATAACCGAACCGCCGAACTAGCAACTTGGTCGCCTGAAGTCCTAGCTAGTCAGTTGCTCGAACTAGAGGAAGCTAACTTCGTAATCGAAGACTTCGGTTTCGTAAAACTCAATCCGGCGGAACTTCCCGAAGACTTCTTCGCTGGTGCTGAAGCTCCACGGCTAGACGAACGGACAGCGATTACCTGCCCTAACTGTCTTTCTGAGATTAGAAAAACTTCTAAGGGTTATGAAGTTGTTTGAAATAAAGCTAGTAAACCAGCAAGCCGCTTTATTTGCCGTAAAGAATTGGCACTACTCGAAGAGCATTCCGGCTTCAAAGCTGGTTAGATTCGGCGTATTCGAAGAAGATAAATACATTGGCGTAATAATCTTTAGCCGCGGAGCCTCCCCATTCCTCGGCAATTCTCTCGGATTAGACCAAACTGAAGTATGCGAACTAACGAGAGTAGCCCTAACGAATCACAAAACCCCGGTCAGTCAGTTAGTAGCTCAATGCCTAAAGAACCTAAAAGAACTAAACCCGGGACTTCGTTGCGTTATTAGTTTTGCTGACCCAAAGGAGGGACATAAGGGAGGAATCTATCAAGCTGGAAACTGGCTATTTACCGGAGCTAGTAATTCAGTAGTCGAGTATTTTATAGGCGGTCGTTGGATGCACACTAGAAACGCTTATAACTTACCCGAAAGACCCTTTGCTCCTAGTCGAGTTAGTCCCGGAAAGTTTCGCTACATTTACCCGCTAGATAAGCAACTTCGTAGAAAGGTGGCTAAACTAGCCTTACCCTATCCAAATGCGGTCGAGGGCTTAGAGGTAAGCCACGGGGATTCCGTTTCCGAGGTGCTGGTTCAATCCCAGCCGACCGCTCCAACTTCGTTAGCTGTCAAGCCCCTTTAGGGGATTGGGAAACTAAAAAAATTTTTAAGGGAAGCTAATGCCAGCCGGAAGACCAACTAAACCAGCAGAGATAAAGCGACTAACTGGCAATCCCGGCAAGCGCGCTCTGCCCGAGCAATCGGCAATAATGCTAATCCCGCAAGCCAGCGAAACTCCAGAACCCGCTAGACCACTCCTAAAATACGGGCAAGAACTTTGGGACAGGGTTTGGCAATCTGGCATAAATTGGATATCTCCAAACACCGACCTAGAAATTCTTCTTATGACTTGCGAGCTAATCGACGAACGCTGGAATCTTCGAGTGCGAGTTATGACAGATAACAACCCGAAAGACCGCCGGGGACTTCGAGAGATTGACAGACAAATCGTTTCGAATCTAGGGCTTCTAGGATTCACTCCGTCCGACCGCTCTCGATTAGGCGTGGCAGAAGTAAAGAAAATGAGCAAGCTGGAAGAGCTAATGGCGAAAAAGGCTAACCGTGAATAGTTGGCCCCCGCTTTGGCTAACTCCAGTTCCCAAGAAAGCTATCGAACAAGGCGACGGAGAAATAGTAATCGAGTTCTCGGAAACCTTCGGGACTATCGGTAAAGACGGAATCGCCGGAAAGGTTGGCGACGCTCTAAAGCTACGCGACTGGCAGAAAGAACTAATTCGTCACGTCTATGCCCGCGACGAAAACGGCGGCCTTATTGCGAAAACTTGCCTAATCGGAGAACCGCGCAAAAATGGCAAGAGCGCGCTCGCTTCAGTTAGCTTTGGACTCTATTCTCTTCTCGCTGAAGGAATAGACGGCGGGGAAGTTTATTCAATCGCCGCTGAAAAAGAACAGGCTCGAATCGTATTCGGTGAAGCTAAGAGGATTGTCGAGTCTACGGAACTAAGCGAAATGGTCAAGGTATACCGGGACGCACTATTTGTTCCGGCAACTAACTCCGTCTATCGTGTTCTTTCCGCTGAGAGTTTTTCCAAAGAGGGATACAATCCGCATAGGGTAATCGCCGACGAATTACACGCGCACAAAGACCGTTCACTCTTTGACGTTATGAGTTTGGCTATGGGAAACCGTGGAAGTATTGCTCAGCTAATCGCAATCACAACCGCTGGAGTAAAAAAGGATATGACAGGTGGCGACTCTATTGCTTACAACTTGTTCCAGTATGGGCAGAAGGTTTCGCGCGGAGAAGTAAAAGACCCTTCTTTCTTTATGGCGTGGTGGGCAGCACCGGACGAAGCCGACCACCGCGACCCGAAAGTTTGGGAGCAAGCTAACCCGGGCTTCGACGACTTGGTAGACAAGGCAGACTTCGAGAGCGCAGTAAAGCGAACACCCGAAGCGGAGTTTAGAACCAAGCGACTAAACCAATGGGTATCTTCCCAGACCGCTTGGCTCCCGGCTGGAACTTGGGACGAACTGAAAAGCGAACGGGAACCTAGCCCCGACGACGAAATCATTCTGGGGTTCGACGGTTCGTTCTCCGGCGACTGTACCGTTCTAGTTGCTTGCGTAATCCCAAAGACCGAAGAAGATAAACCGTTCCTTTGGCTAGTCAAGGAATGGGAAAAAGACCTAACTATCCACGACGACTTATGGCGCGTAGATATTCAAGAAGTCGAAGAAACGATTATGAACTTTATTCAGAAATACCCGAAGACCCGAGAAGTAGCTTGCGACCCTTTCCGCTGGCAACGCTCTATGGAAGTCCTAGCAGACCGGGGAGTTCCGATTGTCGAGTGGCCTTCGACTTCACCGAAGCGAATGGTTCAAGCTTGCGCTAAATTCTACGACGCAGTCACGGGCGGAACCGTAGAACACGATGGAAGCCCAGTTCTATCAAGGCACTTAGATAACGCCGTAACCAAGATAGACAACTTGGGAATCCGTATCGTAAAAGAGAATCGTCATTCTCCCCGGAAGATTGACGCAGCGGTAGCCGCAGTAATAGCCTTCGATAGAGCAGTTAGCAGTAGAATAGAAGAAATGGTTCCCGACTTCTTTTTCTAAGGGTGAATAATGGCAACAGTAATTCAAATAATCGGAGCCGCGCTAATCGTTGCGGGAATTGCTCTAATCTCGATTCCCGTTTCTCTTATTGTCGCTGGAACAGCGGCGGTCTTATTTGGAATTGCTATGGAGCGTAACTAATGTTGAATAACCTTTTTGAGAAAAGGGCAATAAGCTTTCAAACCCTATGGGGAGCCGGCGAAGACCTAACCGACCTGAATCAGTCTGGAACGGTTATCAACTCAGAAACCGCGTTCAAGATTACGGCGATTTGGTCGGCGGTATCCCTTATCTCGGACACAATCTCTACGCTTCCCCTAGACGCTTACATTCGACGCGACGGCGCACGTGGCCCGTTCCGTCCGAAGCCAGCTTGGGTTTCTAAGCCAGACTTAGACCAACAGCCTTCCGCATTCTGGCAGTCGGTAATCGTTTCCCTACTAATCGACGGCAACGCTTTTATTCGCGTCTTCCGCTCGGGCGGTCAAGTCGTAAACCTAGTTCCACTAAACCCGCACAAGGTACAAATTAGACGCAACGGTATCGGACGCGTAATGTTCGAAGTTCAAGGAGAGAAAAATCTTCTCAGCTCCGAAGACGTTATCTTTATTTCTGACCTAGTTCGCCCGGGTGAGATTCGGGGAATGGCTAGAGTCGAAGCTCTCAAAGATAACTTCGGTTTGTCTATGGCGTTGGAATCTTACGCAGCTCGCTTCTTTAGCAACAGCGCAACCCCGCAGGGAATCATTACCTTTCCGGGAAACCTAAACAGCGAACAGGCAGAAAATCTTCGCCGTGGATTTGATTCAGCGCACCGTGGACTAAAGCGTTCACACAAGACCGGAGTTCTATCCGGTGGCGCAGAATGGAAACCAACCGCGGTAGACCCTGAGAACTCTCAGCTAGAAACTTCGCGTCGCCTATCAGTTGAAGACGTAGCACGCGCGTTCAACGTTCCAAACCATATGCTCGGAGTTCAAGGTTCGACCGCTTACGCTTCGGTGGAACAAGACTCTATCTTCTTCGTCCAGCACACACTTCGCCCAATCGTAACCAAGCTAGAGGTAGCATTCAGCCCGCTTCTAAGCGAAGTGCCGGGCGGAGAGAACGCATTCCTAAAGTTCAACCTAGACGGACTTCTTCGCGGAGATTCTCAGGCCCGAGCAACGTCTTACTCAATCGGACTTCAGGCGGGTTATTACACCGTGAACGATATCCGCAGGTTCGAAGACCTAACTCCAATGGCAGATTCAGTAGCCGACCAAGTTCGAGTTCCACTAGCTAACGTTTCTATCGACGATTCTAGAATCACCACCGAAGACAAGAAGGTAGCTATGGCGCAGAAGCTAGTTCTTGCCGGATACGAACCGAAGGCAGTTCTGGAAGCTCTAGGACTTCCAGCTATCCCGCACACCGGAGTTCCAAGCACACAACTTCAGCCAGTCGCGCAGCTCGACCCGGCTAATCCTGAAGGCGTTTACGAGGTTCAGTAATGGCTATAAGTTCGGGAGTTATCACCGTTGGAACAGTTCCGTCAATTATCGACGGAACTTCAAACTCTAACTTTCGCCTAATTGTCCACAACAACGACAACACCGACGCAGTTTTTATTGGCGGCCCAGATGTTACAACCGCTACTGGCTTCGTTGTAAAAAAAGAAGAAAGTATCCAGTTGGAAATGAATCCGCTAGAAAGCGTTTATGCCGTATCTGGAAAAGCCGGACACACAATTAGTTATCTGAAGCAGGTATAAGTTGCCCTATTACATAACCGACAATTCCGCAGACTGCCCTAGCTGGGCCGTTGTAAAAGAAGACGGGGAACTTCTTGCTTGCCACGACACTAAAGAATCCGCGATTGAACAAGCTATCGCAGTATCCATAGCGGAAGAAACCGAATTTGTTGGAGAGCGCGCAGCCGTCGGAGAACTAAAGATTGGCGATTGGGTAACTTGGAACATTAGAAACCCGAAGGTTCTTGCTTTGGTCGTACTCATAGAAGGCGAACTAGCAGGACTAGAAGTTTACGAATTAGAGGACGAAGTTTATCACTCGACTAATCGCCTAATGATTATGAACGTCTTCAAGCTTCAGCGAATCCCAATGCCAGATAAAATCTCAGCGGAATTAGAAGACGCAGAAGAACAAGACGTAGAAGATGAAGGCGAAGAAAATCTGCCCGACAACTACCGTCCGGCACTATCTCCAGATGTTCCAGAAGGTAGAGCTTGTGGCAATTGCTTCTTCTTCAACGAAGCCCGACTAAACGACGACGGGGATAAAGCTTGGTGCGAGCGTTGGGACGCATTCGTAGACGGCGGAAACTACTGTAACGCTTGGCAACCAGCGGAAGAGAATTCCGAAGCCCGAGCCGTAGACCTAACCCCGCCAGCATATATGAGAGCAGCAGCCCGCCGTGGACTTGAATACTACGCAGAAGGTCTAGCCGGGGACGGACTTGTAGATAGAACCGTTAGAGAAGCCCGCGCTATGGCAGAAGGAAACGTCACCGCCGACAAGTGGGTTCGTATCGCTGCGTGGATTGCTAGACACTTAGGCGACCTAGATTCTCCAGACGCAAATCCAACTTCAGAAAATTATCCAAGCGCGGGAGTTGTCGCGCACCTTCTTTGGGGAAGTGGCCCTAGCAAATCTTCAGCTAATCGCGCTATGAAATATGCGCAGGGAGTCGTTGCTAGACTAGAGGAAGAAAATCGCGCAAGCATAAGTCAGGAAAGCGAACAAATGGCAAAGATTGAAAAGCGAACTAACGAAGTCCAGTTCGAACTGAGAGCCGTTGAAGGTGGCGACGGTATGACTTTCACCGGATACGCCGCAGTCTTCAACTCCCCTAGCGAACCACTTCCATTTATTGAAAGAATCGCACCGGGCGCATTCAAGCGTTCACTAAAAGCGCGCAACGATATCAAGCTTCTTTTCAACCACGACACCGGAGCAGTTCTTGGTTCCACCCGGGCTGGAACTCTAAAGCTGGAAGAAGATAACTACGGCCTACGCGTTACCGCAATTCTGCCACCGACCACGCTCGGAAATGATGTCAAGGTGCTTGTTCAACGTGGCGATTTATCGGCTATGAGCTTTGGATTCTCAGTTCCAGCTAACGGTGATTCTTGGAACACCGACGGAACCGAAAGAACTCTAAAGAGCGTAAGGATTCACGAAGTTTCAATCGTGGCATTCCCGGCCTAT